CTTTCGACACTTTTTCGGCACCGCATGTCAGCGCCCAGATAATTCCTGTCGAAAAACTGGGAGAGAAATTCGAGCAACTAGAACTGCTCGAAGACTGGATCAAAGCCGTTCGCGCACGCATCGAGTACGAAGTGTTCGCCGGTAACACCGTACCGGGCGTGAAGGTCGTAGCAGGCAAGCGGGGTAACCGGGCGTGGTCTTCGGATGAGGAAGCGGAAGCCCTCATGAAGAAGTTCAAGATGAAACAGGATGAGATGTATTCGTTCAAGCTGCTTGGACCGAAGCCTATTCTGGACGCATTGAAGGACCAGCCGCGACGCCTGAAGCAGATTGAACAACTGGTCGTGCAAGCCGAGGGTAAGCCACACGTGGTTCACGAATCGGACAACCGGCCGGCGATTGAAATTAAACCTGTCGAAGATGGCTTCGACACTGTAGACGAACTTTGTTAAGGAGATTTAAAAATGGGTACTATCGTCCAACTGAAGCATGTCCGTATCGCGTTCATTGATGAACTGTTCGAACCGGGCCAGTACGAAGGCAAGGGCGATTTCCGCCATACCGCCACGTTCATCGTAGAGCCGGGTTCGGCTAACGACAAGGCAATCCAGGCCGCGATTCAGGCGGAAGCTGTTGCGGCCTGGGGCAAGAAGGCAGACACGATGCTTGAAGACCTGCGCGGTGACAAGAAAGCCTATTCGTATCAGAAGAACAAGAAGGACAAGACGGGTGAAGTATACGAAGGCTTCGAAGACCGCTATGCACTGTCGGGCGTGCGCAAGGCGAAGGACGGCGCGCCGCTGTTCCTGCACAATGTGAAGGACCCGGAGACGGGGAAGGCGCAACGCCTGACCGGTAAGGAAGGCGTGATCTACGCCGGCTGCTACGTCAACGCAAAGGTCGAGATGTGGGCGCAGGCGGGCACGTATCGCGGCATGCGCTGCGGTCTGCTTGGCGTCCAGTACGACGCCCCTGGTGACTCGTTCGGCGGCGCTTCGCGGCCCTCGGATGACGGCTTCGATGCCGTGGATGCGGAAGACGATCTGGCGTAACGCAAAGGCCCTACGGGGCCTTTCTCAGCAAAGGAGATAGACATGGAGTACGGCAGCTATAGCGATGAAGAATTGCGCCGCGTGCTGAACGCGGATGACCGTGATGTTGACGCGATTGTCGAAGCCGCTGCGCGCTTCGCGAAAGCCTCTCATGAAACGGATGCTGACGAATTAGAGGACGCCCGAAAAGAGGGTTACGACGAGGGTTACCACGACGCGCGCGAAGAGTACCAGGAAGAATGGGAGCGCCCGGTATGAAACTCTGGTGGGATCTGGAAACCTACAGCGAAACCCCGATCAACGACGGCGCGCACCGGTACGCGGAGAACGCGGAGGTACTGCTGTTCGCGTGGGCCATTGATGACGGGCCGGTTCAGTGTTGGGACGTCTCTAGTGAGGGAACGCGCTGGCCTACTGTGCCTTTTCAATTGTTGGATGCAATCGCGAAGTGCGATGAGTTTTGGGGACATAACTCCGGAGGTTTTGATCGAACTGTGATCCGTAAAGCGTTACCCGGCTTCGCGGGCTGGACTGAAAACCCCGGTCACCGTGACACAATGGTCCAGGCACTCTGCCACGGGCTGCCGGGGAAACTTGACACGCTTTGCGATATCTTCCGCCTCGATAGCGATGTGGCGAAGAGCAAACGCGGCAAGCAACTGATTCGCATGTTCTGCATGCCGCAACCCGCTAACCAGAAACTGCGCCGCAAGACCCGCGAAACGCACCCGGCAGAGTGGGCGGAGTTCATCGAGTACGCGAAGTCGGATATTACGTCCATGCGTATCCTGCACCAGAAGATGCCGAAGTGGAACTATCCGAATCACGAATTCGAATTGCGACTCTGGCAACTGGATCAGCGAATCAATAACGAGGGAATCTATGTCGATCTTGAACTATCTGAGAAAGCCATCGAGGCGGTCAACGTTGCGCAAGCCCAGCTTGCAAGCGATGTTAGCGAAGCAACACTGGGCGCAGTTACATCCGCGACGCAGCGAGACAAATTGCTTGAGCACATCCTCGCCGAGCACGGCGTTTCGCTCCCCGACATGCGAGCCGACACCCTGGAACGACGCCTACTGGACCCTTCTCTGCCAGACGGGGTACGCGAGCTTCTTTCTATAAGGCTGATGGCGTCCACGTCATCTGTCAGTAAATACAAACGCGTGATGCGCTGCACGTCGTCGGATGGCTATTTGCGAGGCGTGATCCAGTTTTGCGGGGCGGGGCGCACGGGGCGCGACGCGGGCCGCCTGTTCCAGCCGCAGAACCTGATGCGTCCGACGCTCGAAGCGGATGAAATCGATAAGGGTATCGAGGCTATCAAGGCGGGATGCGCGGACCTCATAACGGACAACGTGATGGAACTGTGCGCGAACGCCATGCGAGGCGTCATCATCGCGCCGCCGAAGTCGAAGATTGTCGTTGCCGATCTGTCGAACATCGAAGGGCGCGTACTTGCATGGCTGGCTGGCGAAGAGTGGAAGCTGAAGGCGTTCCGGGAGCTGGATAAGAACGGAGGCCCTGATCTTTATGAGATTGGTTACGGATCAACGTTTGGCGTTGACCCTGCCGAAGTCGAGAAATGGCAACGACAGATAGGCAAGGTGATTGAACTTTTCCTTGGTTTTGAGGGCGGTGTTGGTGCGTTCATCACAGGAGCCGCGACTTATGGAATCGACCTGGACGCGATGAAAGCGGAGGTGCCGGACGACGTGTGGAGCGAGGCGGAGAAGTTTTATACGTGGGCGACAGACACAAAGCGTCCGACATTCGGCCTGAAGCCTGAAACGTTCATGATGTGTGACTCGATAAAGCGCCTGTGGCGTCGCGCTAACAACCGGATTTCTGGCTATTGGCCAGAAGTGAAAGACTGCGCTATAGCCGCCGTAGAAAACGAGGGCGTAACAATTCAGTGCCGCAAAGTAACCATGATCCGCAAAGGAAACTGGTTGCTTATCGTCCTGCCATCGGGTCGCGCATTGTCGTACCCCGCGCCACGAGTCGAAGACGGCAAACTGTCTTACATGGGCATGAATCAGTACTCGCGAAAGTGGCAAAGGCTGACCACATACGGCGGAAAACTGGTCGAGAACATGACGCAGGCAGTAGCGCGCGATGTGTTCAAATCCTGCTATCCGGCAGTGCTCGAAGCAGGCTACAGCATCCGTCTTCCGATTCACGATGAACTGATTACGTACGCACCAGATGGCGAACTGTATAACGCGAAGCACCTGTCACAACTCATGGCGGCGGGCTCCGGATGGGCGCAAGGTCTGCCGCTAGCTGCTGCCGGGTTCGAAGCGTACCGCTATCGAAAAGGTTGATTTCCTGTTTTGCATTTGCTATAGTCAATTCACCAACAACTAAGGAGAGATGAAATGTACTTCTGGGAAGATATCTGTGTTCCGGTTCTCATCATCGTAGGCTTTATAGCCGGCGTAATTTTTGCAATAGCAACTGCAGTCAAGATTGCAGCGAGCGCGGAATGCAGCAACTACGCGCAGTTGACCGGCGCGAAGACCTACTTCACCTGGACAACGGGTTGTCTCGTTCAAGGCGCCGATCAGAAATGGCTCGATCTTCACGCTGTTACGAAGAACGATGTGACCGTTCATCAAAAGTGAGGCCGTTATGTTTTCACGAGACGCAAAACACTATCGCCCGACGCCGCGCAGCGTACAGGAAGCGTTCGGCGCCTACCATCGTTTTGACATCGTGCATTGCCGCAAGCACGAACGGCTGGTTGCTATTGTCGGCGTGCTGATCGTCGGCGCGTTCTTCGGGTACTGCTTCGCATCGTGAGAGAGTCGGTAATCGAAGCCTACTTCGTGCGCCGCGTGAAGGAAGCGGGCGGGATATCGTTCAAGTTCGTCAGCCCCGGCGTTCGCGGCGTGCCTGACCGAATCGCCATATTTGACCGCTCCGTATACTTCATCGAGCTGAAAGCACCGGGCAAAGAGCCGCGCGCCGACCAGGTGCGGGTGCACACCCGCATGCGCGCTCACGGCGCTGACGTGCGGGTTATTTCTTCGAAAGAAGACGTGGACAAATTCATAGGATACTGAAATGAGCATCTGGACTATTGCGGTTCTGGTTTGGGGCGTGATTTGCGCAGCGGCAATGGGGCTTGTGATTGGCGGGGGCGGAAAATGCTAATCGTCTCTTACGGCGGCGGCACTGACTCCACAGCCCTGCTCGGATTACTCCACCAGCGGGGCGTACGGCCTGACCAGATCACGTTCGCGGATACAGGCGACGAGAAGCCGCACACCTACGAGTTCGTCAAGCTGGTGAGCGAATGGTGCAAGCGCGTAGGCTTTCCGGAAATCGAGATCGTTCGCTGGGTAGACCGCGAAGGCCGCACGCGTATTCTGTCGCAGGACTGTATAAATCAAAAGACGCTACCCAGTGCGGCGTTTGGGTTCAAGGGTTGTTCGACAAAGTACAAGATACAACCCCAGGAGCGCCGCGACCGCGAAGACCCCCGTTGCAAAGCAATATGGTCCTGCGGTGAGCGCGTCGTGAAGATGATCGGCTATGAAGCGGGGGAGGAGCGCCGTATGCGTCCTGCTGACGACAAATACGAATACCAGTACCCTTTGATTACTGCCGGTATGGATCGCGATGACTGCATAGAAATGATCCAGCGCTACATGAAGTTGCCGCGCCCCGGCAAGTCATCGTGCTATTTCTGCCCGCAGCAGAAGAAGCAGGAATGGGTGCAGCTAAAGCGCGAATACCCTGCTCTGTTCGCGAAGGCTGTGCAGATCGAACAGAACGCGGAACTGACTTCCGTGAAGGGGCTTGGGCGTCGGTACTCGATAACAGAGATTGATGAATCCGCATTGCCAGCCTATGAGCAGGATTACGACCTTCCTTGCGGGTGTGTTGACTGATGAAACTTCGCCCTTATCAGGAAATCATTCGCGATTTCCTGCTTGAAAAGGAGAGATGCAATGCCTTTGTCCCTATGGGCCTCGGTAAAACGATCAGCACCCTTAAGGCGTTGGAAACCTTGGCCCTTGTCGATGACTCCCCGACACTTGTACTCGCGCCTCTTCGTGTTGCCCAAAGTACGTGGCCTGACGAAGTCAAAAAATGGGGCCTTGACTTGCCAGTCACGCCCGTGGTTGGAAACGCGGAACAGCGGGCACTTGCACTACGTCAGGAATCCGCCATATTTACTATCAACTACGAAAACGTACCGTGGCTCGTAGACTGGTTCAAATACAACCCCCGCCCGTGGCCGTTCAAGACGATCGTCGCGGATGAGGTGACGAAACTCAAAGGCTTCCGCACGCGCCAGGGTACGAAGCGCGCCAAGGCACTCGCAGAAGTCGCACACAAGAAGGTGGACAGATGGATAGGCCTTACTGGCACACCGGCCCCGAATGGGCTGAAAGATTTATGGGGCCCGATGTGGTTCGTGGATGGGGGCCAGAGACTTGGCAAGTCGTTTGCGGCCTTTTCGCAACGGTGGTTCAGGACGAGTTACGACGGGTACGGGCTGGAGCCCGTGGAATGTGCACAGTCCCAGATCCAGACGCTCATATCCGACGTGTGCTTATCGCTGGATGCGAAGGACTACTTCAATCTCTCCGAACCGATCCGCAACAAGATCGTAGTGGATCTGCCTTACAAGGCACGGCAGCAGTACCGGGATATGGAGAAGAAGATGTTCCTCGAATTAGAGGGGCATTTAGGTCCCACGGAAATCGAAGCGCTGAACGCGGCCAGCAAGACGCAGAAGTGTCTCCAGCTGGCAGCGGGCGCGATCTATACCGATGACCAACGCAACTGGCAGGAGGTTCACGATGCGAAGATCAGCGCGCTTGATGACATTATCGAAGAGGCGAACGGCGCACCTGTTCTGGTGGCTTATCACTTCCGCCACGATCTTGCTCGTCTCCTTGCTGCTTTTCCTCGCGGTCGGGTTCTGGACTCTGATCCCGAAACCATACGCGCGTGGAATGCTGGAAAAATACCTGTTCTATTCGCTCATCCTGCTAGTGCCGGCCACGGTCTTAATCTACAGGATGGCGGAAATATACTCGTATTCTTTACCGTGAACTGGAATCTCGAAGAGCACGCGCAGATCATTGAACGGATCGGACCCGTTCGGCAGATGCAGGCAGGACATGATAGACCGGTATTTATTCATTACATTCTGGCAAGCGATACGGTGGACTTTGACGTACTTGAACGTCTTGAAAGCAAGAAGACGGTTCAGGAAATTCTGATGCAGGCTATGAAAAGGAGAAAGTAAGTGAATCAGTGCAACGATATGAACGCAGGCTATAAAACGAACGTGGACTTTAGCTTTGAACGAAAACAAATCGCAGAGCTATACGCGCGGGTAACGCAACTCGAAAAACTGGTTCAGTACCCGAACACATATCAGAGTGAGATGCAGAAGAAAGCCACAGAACACCTGTACGCGCCTTTGCGCAGCGATACGCGAGCCGTGCTCGATCTGGCGGCGTTCGCGCGCCGCCTGGTCGATATGCAGGACCTCGGCCACGCGGTGACGGAAGAGGTTCGACAACTTGCGATGCGGGCTTTGGGGATGAAATGAAACTCTACAGCACAACCGATATTGCGGCGTCCGTCAAGAAGGCGTACGAGCAATTTACGCATGTCATCCTCAATCGTGGGTACACGATCCTTAAGCCCGTCTACTTCAAGACGGCCGCGCTGGACGGGCTCCCCGTCCTGCAATACGCAAGCTGGATTCCGGCGAGCGAGACGCAACTGACACGCTGGAAGAACCTGGGCGGCATCCTGATTGAACAGGACACGCACCCGAAGGATGGCTACCAGACCGACGTTACGGTTATGGTTGAGGCGCCCTATGACATGGACCGCCTGAAGGCGTGCAACTGGCGCAATAACGAGTATGGCGTAATCCCGAACCCCGTGTCGTGGTCTACGCACGAGGAATGCATCGATCTGCGCTTTCCGACTGCGGACCTGTTGCGTGAGATATGGACGATCGCCAACGGCCAGCCGTTCACGAACAGCGAACTGGCTACGGAAACGGGCATTCCGATCAGCCAGTTGCAGTACATCAAGAATGCGCTCCATCCGGTCGAGCACTGGTACGTGCAGAAGCGCCTGGCGCCGGAGCGCGAGGAGATGCTACCGGCCTACGACTGGCTGGAATCGGGCATGTTGACGAAGAACGCGATCATCGAGTCAGGCCATAAATCGATGATCGAGGAACTAGGCAAGTTCGGGTACATCGACCTGAAACGCCGGATGCATTATCCGGCGCAGGAACCCGACTGGCAGGTTGTAGAGCGCAAACGACAGCGCGCGCTTAGTGATCTGGCAGCTGTTCGATCGTTAGTGGAGTCACTTCCCGACCATCTGTCATTGTGATGACGGTTTGCCGGATTTCCTTGATACGAGGAGCGTTAGCATGATAGAGAGCATTCAATTCAGCAAGGGCGTTCTCAGTCTCACTGTTGCCAGCAGTCGTCCCCGTTTTACCGGAGAGAGCGAGTGCCGCGTCGAGCTTAACCTTGGCGAGGGCGGCGCTATCCCCGAACTCCATGGTAGCGAGCTTGTGAACTTCATTTATCCCGTCTACCCGGAAGGCGCGCATGAGATCCGAAACCTGATTTTCGAACTGCTCAGCACTCATGCGCGAGTAAGCCGGATCAATCTTCACTGTTTCTATGGCACCCGCGAAGGACTGGAGGGCGGCACTGCGACGAATGAAGAGATCAAACTCGCGCGGGGTACAGTCTAGCGCGCACGCGGCCAGAAAGATGTCGCCCTTGGCTTCTGTCAGGGCGGTCTTGATTGACTGTTCGGAAATCAGGCCGCTCTTTCGCGCACGGGAAGTCATTTCTTTTCCTTCTTGCGAGCCTGATTCAAAGCGATAGCCACGGCCTGCTTTTGCGGTTTGCCGGCTTTCATCTCTGTCTTAATGTTCTTCCTGACAGCCTCTTTCGATTTGCCTTTTGCGAGCGGCATGATGACTCCTAGTAAGAAAGACCCAATCCAAATCCAAGTTTCTGAAGGTCTGGTAACTGCTTCTTTAGCCGGCCAGCTCCTATGTCTGTCCTGTAAAAAGGAGAGTTCGGTATCTTTACCTTCTTTAGGGCACTGTACGCACTGCGGCGCGCGCCAGTTATCGTTTCGCCCGTTCCCGTCGCAATCAGAACATAGTCCCCTGCTGTCACAGGGCCCGGAAGGCTAACCACCTTCCCGCCCACTTCGCGCGGCGCATCGCCTATCATGACTTCGGAGAAATGAAGGTGTTCCATGTCTTCCGCATTGTAAATCGGTATGCCGCAAAGTTCCTTGTTCGTTATCTTCGAATAGGGAAAGTCGGGCAGGGCCATGAGAACCGAGATGCAGACTACATCGGTCTTCACCTTCAGCGTGTCGCGACCGTTCACCAGATCGAGCATCCATTGGGCCTGATCGCCTTCAATCAGCGCGGTCAGGTTGTGGCGGATAGGCCAGCCGTCGCGCATGGTCCACTCAAGCGGATAGGGGGTTCCATCGTGCGTTATCATGCAATTCACATCAACATAGCCGACGTACCCCACGCGATGGAGATGTTCTGTAGCAGGCTTCAGCACCTGGTCAGCGAGTTTCGACTTTTTGACGACGCGCACCGTAGTGCCCATCTCGCCCGTATTCACGCCGAGATCGCCGTTCATCAGTTTCTTGTTCTCCCAGTTCTCAACCCATCCTGCTTTGGACCATCCAGCCGGCCCGAACCACCCGCCCACGGCCATCTCCATCCCGTCAATCTTCTCCTGGAGGATAAATCCGTCTTCTTTGGCCGACTTGACGTATTTCGGGATCTTCTTCCAGCGCTCAAGCATGTAGACCAGATCCGCCGCCGAGTTCGCAACGTAGGACATTGCCCGCTCGCCGTCACCGGACGGCTTGGAGACAAACGCTTTACCCTGCTTTTTTACGTAAGCGATGGCTGAATCGTAATCATGGAACGTCTTACCCGGAATGCACGGCATGCCGCACTCTTCCATGACCTTTTGCCCGTGCTCGCGGTCCAGTTCCCACTCTACGGCGTCGAGATTGCAGCCGAAGATCGGGTAACCGATCCGGCGGTACGGCTCTAGCAGATCGAGATAGGAAACATTGTCAGGCGTATAGATGAGGTCTGCCCAACCGATCCACTTTTTCCGGAGGTCGTTGAAGTCGCGAATCTTGTGCACGAAACCCTCACCCGCGTGGCGGTCTGTACCATCTGGCCGGGGTTTGTCGTACCAACGAATCTCATGACCTTGCATCTGCCAGCGCATGCACAGATCAAGCGCGTTCGAACCGACATCAATCACTAGTATTTTCATTTTGCATTTGCTATAGTGGTCGTAACAACCCGGGAGATCACCATGAAAGGACTACTCGCCGCAATTCTACTCGTTCAGACTATCACGCTAGGCGTCATGCTTACGAGGCACGAAGCTTCGCATCCCGCATGGCAAGACGCGCCTATCGTGCATGGCCCGTGGGAAAACTACCGCAAATGAACCTGAACCCCTGGCTGGATATCATTGCGGCGGTGATGCTAATTGTGTGCTGGTGGGTTGCGGGCTCGTCCGACCACCGCGATCAGTAGGCTGTCCGTACTGCGCGCGCAGCGCGCCGACTGCCGCCGATTGCGCTTTGCCGTTCGCCGCGCTGTAGGCTTTGCGCAGCAGATCGCGGCCCTGTTGCGTCAGCAACGCCTTGGACGCAACGTAAGGCGTCACAACAGCGCCGACTGCCGCCATAGGGTGCGAGATCGCGAGCGCGGGGAGACTGGCAAGGTGCGCGACGCCCGTAGTCTTGGACGTGTTGACGCCCGTCTTATCGCCCGCGCGCGCCATCGTGTCGGTAACGTCCTTGATGTCCTTTATCTCTTTGCTCGTGAAGCCCATTTCAGCAAGCTTAGGCTGTACCTTGTCGATTTCCTTGCGGAACTTTGCGAACGAGATCGGCGGCGCACCGGGCACGTCATTCTTTGCCGCCTCCAGGCCGTTCCGCAAAACGAAAGACTTCACGTCCTGAAGCGTTTGCGGGTCATGCTGCTGAAGAATCGAGGTCACCGATCTGGCCTCACTCGGATTCATGTTCAGATACCGCTTTGCGATCAGTTCCGGCGCCTTGGTGGACGCCGTAGCGCCCGTAAAGGCCGCGTCAGTCACGTCTTCACCTAGCAGTTTGCCGAGTGCGGATTTCTTGATGAAGTCGATGGATTGCGAAGCTTTCGCGTAATTCTGGTTCGCTTTTGCCAAAGCCTGCGCGATAGGCGTTCCGCCTTTCGAGGCGTCATTAAAATCCTGATTGATGGCGCCAAACAGGCGCTTTGCGTAGACCTGATTCGCGTTCTGATCAATGTCGGAGAACACGTTGCCAGTTCGGCGTGAGGCTTTCCCCCACGCGCTCCGCGTCTTCATCGCGTCATCAACCGTGGCCGTGCCTTGCTTCGCTAGCAAATCCTTTGCCTGTTGCGCCTGCTTCACGATCTTCGGCGCGTCGCCGGTCGGGACGTTTTTGTTCTCCGCGATGATCTTGTCCAGCGTGTCCAGCGTGTTTTTGTAGCCGATAACCGGCTTGCCTGCCGCCAGTGAACGGACCGCGCCGTAGTCGGTTGCGGCCTGCGAACTGCGTAGCTTGTCGATGTTCTCGACGGTGTTTTTGTAGGATGAGCGTAATTGGTTGCCGATTGCTTCCGGGTCCGCAGTCGCGCGACCCATCGTGCTTGCGAGATCATCGACGCGCTTCGCGCCCGCCGTGACCTGTGCCAGTTCGTCCGCGTGCGCGGTGCCGGCGGACGGGAACAGATCGCGCAACGTGTTCTCTGTGAAGGTAAGCGCCTTGCTGCCCGTCTCCTGACCCAACGTAAGCGGAATACCGGATGCCTGCGATGCACGCGCGGCTTCGCTAGGCGGCTTCGGGATGCCGCGTCCAGCGCCGGCCATTCCGCCTGCTGCACCGCCGATCAGCGAACCTGCGATCTGCCCTGGCGTTCCGCCGATCTGGCGCCCGACTTCGCCGCCGAGTCCGCCGCCCACGGCTGCGCCTACGCGCGACAAGGCGGACGCCCCGCCGCCGGGAATGGCCGCAGAAGGAAGCGCCTGCAAAGCGGCAGCACCGTACTTCTGTGCCGTTGTGCGCGGTTCAGCGGATTGCGTAATAACGCCATGCTGCCGCAACAGGTCTTCGATATGCTCCTGACTACCGGCCATAGCGGAGTCCGAGCGCTTAGGCGCGGGCGCCTTGATGAGCGCGCGGAACTTCTCTTCCCCCGGCGTCTCAGTAGCCGCAAGCAACTGGCTGCCGACAGCAGCCGGGATGCCCGCCACTTGCGCGGCCCCCTTCGCCAGATTACCGCCGACAAACCCTGCCATGCTTTGCGGAGGCTGCGCCGGCGGAGTGGGCGGGGATGAGCCCGTGCCGACAACCGGCGCGTCTTCCCAGGCCGCTTTGCCTTTGCTGCTGCCTGCCGTAATCAGGGGTGCATCTTGCCAGCCGGCCATTATGGTTTTCTCCGATGCGAGCCATCAGGCGCGATGAAGTCCGTACCTGACGGCAGGTTTGCGTAATCCGCGTCTGACGACACGCGAACCGGAGCGCCTGTGTCGGAAGCCGTGGTTTCCTGCCTGCCTGATACGCGCGCTTTCTGCCGCGCCATGACTTCGGTAGGCGCGCGCGACGCGGCAGCCATTTCCTTTTCCATGATGTTCAGAACCGCATTCAACTGTTCCGGCGTGTTGGCCGTGGACAGCAGTTCGCGTGCGTGCTCCTTGTCGGACACGGTAGGCGTACCGGAAGGGCTGATCGCGCGCGCATAGGCGTTCACCGACGTGTTAAGCGCCGTGCCGAGCGCGATCACGCGCGGATCGCCCGTATTCGTTTGCGCGGCCTGCAACGCGCGGTTCACCGGTACAAACTGGCCGCGCGGCAATGCCGCCGACGCTTCCCGCACAAGCGGGAACGTCTGCTGCGCTTCGGCCACGGCCATCCCGACGTTCGCTGCTTTGGTCGCGCCCGTGCGCGCTGCCGCCTTCTCACCCTGGAACCCGACATTAGCCGCAGCCACATCAGCGCCCGTACCGCCAGCTTCGCGCGTCTGCTTCATGACCTCACGTCGCAGCGCAATGATGTTCTTCGCGCCTTGCGCGCCGCGTCCGAGGTTCTGGTAGACGGACGTGTCACCTTGCCGCGCCTGTTCCGCAAGGAATTTAAGGTCATCCGGCGAAAACTTCGCGTCTTCACCGTTCGATTGCGCGGCTATCTGCTTGCGGAGCGCGATTGACTCGCCGCGCATCGCGTTTGCTTCGCGCGCGGCATCCGCCCGTTGCTGGATACCCAGTTGCCGATCCTCAGACGCCTGTTTGGCGGCATCGATGCGAGCCTGCAACGAATCCTTCTGAACCTGCAACTGTTGCAATTTCAGTTCGTGCGTGAACTGCGCCTGGAGCTGCGCGGCCTGCTGTTTCGACTGCGCGTCCAATACAGGCGTGAGCTGCTGGAGCCCGGCCAGCAGGTCGGCGCCCGACAGCCCTTGATCCTGAAGTACCTTTACTGCGCCCTGAAGCGACAACGGGCCCCCCTGCTGCTGCTGCTGCGGGGCAGTTGCGGCAGCCTGAGCCGGCGGCGCGGGGATCACGCCTTGTGGCGCCATCGACTGCGGCGGCGTGGTCGGCATAGGCCGGAAAGGCGGCAACGGTTGCTGGGGCCCTGCGCCTTGCGGAGCACCGCCAGGGGGCAACGGGGGCTGCACGCCACCCGGCGCCGGACCCATGCCGGGAAGCGGCGCGCCCTGCTGCATAGGCTGCGAAGCCTGACCGGGAGCCGGAGGCTGCGGAGGGGGCGGCATTTGCCCCTGTTGCGGCTGCGCGGCTACCTGACCGCCAGCCAGTAGTTGCGGCAAGGCATTGCCGGCGGCGGCCTGCGCTGCCTGTGCGCGCTGCCGGTCTTGCTGCGCCTGTTGCCATTGCTGCTGCTGTTGTGCGAACGCCTGCGCGCGCATCTGTTGGTCCTGCTGCGCGCGCTGCTGTTCCTGCAACTGCCCCTGATACTGGATGAAGTAAGGCAGTCCGCTTACATTGAATCCGGCCATGCTGCCTCCTTACATGGTGAAACCATATGAGTTCCCGCCGCCGCTGTAGTACGGGCTCGATGTGAACGCGCCGCTGAAGTCACCGCCGCCGAACGAACCACTGGCTGGGTTCGACCAGTTCTGAAACGCATTGCTATTCTGAAACGCGTTCCCTAAACCCTGAACCCCTTGCCCGACTGCCTGGCCGGCGAGCGCCCCTGCAGCGCCTGCGCCTTGCGCCTGCGCCTGGTAGGGCACGGCTTGTGCACCCTGACCGTAGTTCATGTATGGAATCGCCTGTTGCTGGAAACCCTGCGCCGGACCGTAGACCGTGTTTTGCAGGTACTGACCGTAATTCTGTCCGATATTGGTCGGCTCAGCGCTTATCTGTAGATTCGACTGGTAGGGAACTTGCCCGCCCTGCAACGTGTACCCCGCGCCCGCGCCGCCGAGTGCGCCGCCCTGCGCCGCCGCCTGGCCGGCCTGCCCGACCGCCGAGCCGTACCCCTGAAGACCGGACAACTGGCGCTGCAACTGCGCGTTCTGCCAGTCGATATTGAAATTGCCCAGCGCCTGATTCGCAACACCCGCGCCGGCAGCACTAGACCCCAGCCCGTACATACTGTTCGTGGCCCCGGTCTGGTCCTGCAACTGCTGGACGGTGCGGTTGTAGAGCGCGTTTTGCGGATCGAAAGCAGTGTTATAGACCTGCTGACCAGCATTAATTAGCCCCTGCTGCTGCCCGAACTGAAGACCAGCGGCATTCTGCAACTGGCTTCCCAGGGCACCATACTGTTGCCCTGCCTGATTTGCCGCCTGCCGGTACCCGCCACTGTAATTATTGTAGTCGGCTAACTGCTGCTGGAGCGATTGCTGCCCAAGTGCCTGTAACTCCGGCTGTGACTGGCTGAACACGTTGTAGTTCTGGTTTTGCAGGTTCTGCCATTGCTGGTCGGCGCCTTGTAGACCGGTCGGCACATAGTACGAACTAGGCCCGCCGCCCCCTGATCCCCCGAAACTGGACGGCGACATGGCGCTCGAAATAGCTGAACCTGCGACCGATGCGGCAACGCCCGCTGCGACTCCCCATGGCATGATTTACTCCTTATCGATGTCCGGGTCCGCTATCGCTTCCGAGTGAATGCAGAGCCAGGTGATGTCTGTAATTGCCGTAATCCTGTGCGATTTCCCGGCTTTTATCTCTAACATGCGGGGTCCGCGAATCGCTTCAAGTTCCCCATCCACTTCGACCAATGCTTCGCCGCTGCACAGAAAACTCAGATGATCGTAGGTGTGCGTGTGCTTAGTCACTTCGCCGCCTGCCGCTAGCGTCTGTTCACGGGCGTAAGTTCCGCCGAAAGAATGGTGGAGGATCATCGCTCACACCGCAGGCAGATAATCAGCGTGATCCGGTCGTCCGGGCCGTCGTTCGTGACCTCGTGCTCTTTCAGGTTATCGAAGTACCAGACTTCGCCTGGAGCCATCGCGACTCGCTCTTCTTCCACGCGGTTCACGCATTGTGGGTTCGACTGCAAAACCACGTACAGCTTGGTATTGTAGTACTTCGCGTGCCAGCCGTCGTCCGCGTGCGGCTCAATGCGCCCGCCGGGTGGGATACGGGTAACCATTACCCCGCCAATCCGGACCGCGCGCACGCGGTGCGCGAGATCGAACACGACCTGATGGAGCGATGGCAGTGCGAACCATTCCGGATAGAACTTCGCGTCGTGCTCATCGTTGAACTTCGAGTAGTCGCCCGACTCCTTGAACGGCTTTTCGTCGTTGTACCGAAGCCAGATATCGTCCATTGCCGCGTGCGGGGTCTCCGGCGCGGTCTTCCTGACCGTGTGCCGGTTCCACAGTTTCGGCTGGCGCGCAATCTCCAGAAGCATTGGCGCCGTGTCGATTCCTGCTGCGATTTTTACCAGATTCCTCATTTGCCTTTCACCGTTTGCCATGCGTGAGTTACGCCGAGACCAAGCATACCGATTGTGAGGGTGGACAGTTCTGTCATGTCCATCCGGCCAAGGGTGACGGGGTAGTGCATAAACGCAGCCGTGGCCGTAGCGATTGGCTCCAGCACGTAGTTCCACGCGTAACCCGCGACGCAGACCCAACCGAGACCTCCCCGCCAGTGCTGGAGGGGGTCCGTGCTTTGCGCTTCCGCCTTGTTGATGTCGGTCTGCGCGGTAATCATTGACAGCACGGCGGACAATTGCGCCTGTTCCTGTGCGCTCTTGTCCGGCCAGATCTTGCCAACAATCGTGCTGGCGAGGTCAAGCCCCGCCGTGATCGGGTCTAATGCCATGATTCGCTCCAGTAGCCGTCGCCAACGCCGAGCGTCGTGCAACACATCTTCCACAGGTTCACGCGGTCATCGTACCCGTTCAGTCCGCCGTTTATGACCTTCGTGATACCTTCGAAGTCCATCACGTCCGCGGACACGTTCAGGCCGTGCGTGTTCCAGAACCATGCCGCCGACTGCGCAGCGTTGCCCGGTTGTTCCAGCAGTTCGGGATGATCTGTTAGCGGCAGGACCAGTGCGTCACCGCACCGCTGGTAGTTCGCGCGCCCGGTAACCTGAATCAGTCCCCGACCGCGGAACTTGAACCCGTCACCCTTCTCGGTATTCCCGAGATCCGCGCGGCCTTCGTAGCGCTCCTGCGCGGGCGTCGGCCCCCACAGTTCGCGAACGTAAATCAGGCGTCCGGATTCGTGACCGATCTGCGCGATGAACGCAGCCTGGCGCTTAGGCGAATCGATCGCATAAAGCGCCATCGCCGCAGACAGCGGATCAGCCCACGTTTGCGCGCGAGTGGGAGGAATCCCAAGACAGGCTGCGAGCTCTTCCGGAATCACAGCTTGCCCACCAGCGTCAGGAGTTCCGTCACCTTGTCCGGCGTTGCCTTCGTGCCGTCGTCAATGATCGCCGTGAACTGGTTGGTGAGCGTCGTCATTTCCTGCGCGCGCGTCTGGATGCCCATAAGGTTTTCCAGCTTCGTTGCCACGCTGTCGGCGCTTCCGATTACCGCGTTGTAATCTGCTTCGATCTGTGCCCAAAACGACATGATATTGCTCCTATTTAAAGTACTTCGCGAAACCGCCAGCTGCGCCGTAGGCGGCAAGCCAGAGTATGAGGTAGAAACACGCTTTCCATACAAGGGAAAGAACGCCCTTGCCGATATTAAGCTGAAAGCGCTGTGCAGCACGTCTCTCAAGTTCATCGACTATCGCCTTTACGTCGCCTTCAGTAAGCGTTCTTCCGTCCATTCCGTTTCCCCGATCTGCTTTGCCGTCTGTCGCTGGCCTAACGCGACGGCGTTGTTAAGAGCATCCTGCCGCTGTACTACTTCGTTTCTCATCGACTCTACCGCCGCCTGCGCGCCCCTTACCGAGCGTGCATTCTCGACCAGTAGTACGGGCAACCACTTCACCGAACAGTCCCACAGGTCAAGCGCTGCGCCTGTTTGGGGGTGCCCGCCCTGTACGTGTACCCAGAAGGCGCAATCGTGGCTGATGCACGCTTTCTTAAGCAGGGGGCATGTTTTTTCTTTGCTCACGATTTGATCGCCAGGATAACGTCCATCGTGGAATAGTTGAAATTGCTCAGCGCATGGGTGTGGCCCGCCCCGCTACCTGCGTTCTGAATGCTGATATTGGTGGGGCCAGCGCTGACCGTGACGCCGATAGGATTCGTCAGGTTTTCGAGATTAATATTGTTTGCGCCACCTGAAAAATTGGTTGTCGCACCGCCGGTAGGGGTGGCGGTGTAGAAGTTGAAACCGGAAGCGGAACCGTGCTGGTGAGGGGGGCTGCTGTGGCTGTGCGTCGGGTCCGTCACACCGTGGTTATGCACCGCCAGTTCTGCGGAAGTCAGCGCGTGACTGTCCGTCGTTGCACTACCGCGCATCAAACCGCTGAACGCATTGGCGCCCGCCACCCCTACAAATGCTCCGGGGACCATTACCCGTATCGCGGCATCGTTGGTCGAGGTTTGCGCCGTCCACCCCAAAGGGGCAAAGTTCTGCTGAAATAGCATGGCCGTGCCCGTCGGCGCGGTCAATGTGCCGAGCGGAGTCGCGTTAGCGTTGACCTGATTGACGATGTAGTTAAAGTCGGCCATCACGGGCGTAGCGTCCACCGCTTGCCCATTGCTGATCGTGTTCGGAAGAGTGCCAATGATAGCCATTGCTTACCCCATGTTCGTATAGCCGGCGTCCTGATACCGGGCAAAGAAGGTGCCTATCGTGACACTGTTGGACGAAGTAGCGGTCACATCCAGCGACATTTTCTGAAAGACCAGCGGCACAGTCCAGGGGATCGTGTACACCTTGGGGATCTGGTTAGTGGAGGTCCACAGTCCCCCGCCACCCCACAGCGAACCGCCACCCCACGTGATACCCGTTGGGTTCGTCATCACGAAAGTCGAATTGATCGTATTGTATGACGTGTCAAGCGCGGTGATGTTGTAGTTCACTGACGCGCCGGATGACGACAGTTCGACCGTCGATTCCACTACCTGCACCTCAGCCATGTGGCCGGTCTTCGGGAACGATGAGGAGCGAAGATGGCTGAACAGCGCCGTGCCAGCGTCGTTGTAAACGCTATTCGTGTCGGGAATTGTCTGGCTCTTGAACAGGGCCGCGCCGTGCGCGGCGCCGGACACAATGAAGAAATCACTGATCTGCGAAGCACAGTCGTAGGTGAACGTGTGCGGACCCGTCCAGCGCTGCCGGCGAATGTCGTACCAGTAGTCGTTCGTCTGCGCGATGCCCTGAATGATCGTGTCAAAACATGTCCGGTACGTGTTCCCGGAGAAGCTCGCTGCGATCCGTGAAGGCGTAGTCGCGTTCTGGAATGGCCGCTGGATGTCTGCTATCGGATTGCCTTGCCGCGCGAGCGGCCCAACCGTGCCGAAGTAGCTAAGCAGATAGGGGCTATCCACGCCCGCGAAGAAGATTCCGAGCGGACCTTGCACGACACTGCGCGGTGATACCGTTCCCGTCGTCAGCGTGATGTAATTCAGCGCCAGATTGTTCGTCGCCGGATCGCCCGTTATCTGCCAGATCTGCGTTCCCTTGAACACTACCAGCGCGCCGAGCACGCCAGACGATGTGGTCTGGATAGGCAGGCCGGATTGCGCGGTGATCGGCGTCGTGTCACCAATCGTCACCGACTGGCTGGCATTCGTGCGCGTCAGCGGGACCAGAACGTCACTGAAGTAGTCAACGTTCCCCACGGAGAAGTACGCGCGGTTGTTGAAGTTCGCAACGCTGGTCGGGATGTTGGGAAGAGGGTTCGTAGCCAGATTCGAGGAAGACCACGCGGGCGCCGCCGGATTCGTGATGTCGATCACGCCGAAGAAGTTCGTACCCGTGCCGGAGAACCCCGGATGCGTCACAAGGATCTTCGTGCTTACCACCGCCATCGTGGGCGGCGTCCACGGGCCCGACGTCGGTTGCGAGGTCGGCGTGTTTGCTGCCGTGACACCGCTGATCGTGATAAACGTATTGCTGGCCGTGTCGTACGCGAACGGCTCATCGTGGCCCGCGTTGCGCGCGGTCGCCACCATGCCGTAAATCACCGTGCCGAGTGCCACGTGAACCGATACGAAAGTCGGCGCCGTGAAACTCCCGAATGTGGTTAGCGCCGTGCCGACACCCGGGCGGGAAATCACAACCTCCGGGTTTCCCTGATCGAAAATCAGGTTTGACAGCAACTGGCACGCGCCGGGGAATGCGTCTGTCGCGTCGAACGCGTCGCAGATGCCCTTCGGCGTGAAACGGACTGGCTGACCGTTGCGGATTGCCATACGGTCTCCTAGTCGGTGATTTTGGTCGGTTTCAGCGTACGGTTCGTGTGGAAGCGTCGCGGGTCAAGACGCACGGACTTGACCACCTGCTGTTCGTCTCCCTCCATGATGAGGTGAACGCGCAGCATGTTCTGTAACTGCTGTAGGAAACTTTCGCGCCGCGTGTCGTCCGTAATGTCCATCAAGCGAACCGCTGTCGCCTTGATGAGGTAGTCCTGATCCGGAAACCACGGGATGACAGCCGAGTTTTCAGGCGCCACAATGTCAGGCTGCTTCACCATGTACCGATGGGTGAGCGAGATCTGGCCGGACGACTGCGGGTAAATGAACAGCGTTCCTGCCGAGTTTTGCGAAATGGCCGTCGTTTCATCGACCAGAATGGTCATGAACTCGTACGGATAGTTCGCAATCGACGGGTCTTTAAACTCCTGGTCGTATTCTTCCGTGCTGATCGGGTTCAGGAAGTACGGCAGGTTGTTCTGTTCGAAGAACAGATCATACGTGCGCAGATAATTCAACGGCAGTGTGAACGGGCCGAAGTTGTTCGCCTGCACAGGGATCTGTTCCGTGACCCGGTTAATCTTCAGGTCACGGTGCAGCCAGAGATCCTCAAGAGCCATGTTCAGGAATTGTCCGCCGATCTGCATAAAGCCGGGGCACTTGGCAATCTGGCACGCCAAGGTGACAATCTGCTGGCTCGTGAGGTAGGCCATTACGCAGCCTTTTTCACGGACGAAATCTTCGACTGGCCTTCCTTGAGCTTGGTCTCGATCTGTTTGATCTGGACCGGCAGGTTACGCATCGACGCGTCATCCTGGCTCGTGAGCTTGTGCTTTGCCTTCGAACGTTCCAGAAGGTCAGCGTACGCCTTGCGATGGTCTTCCAGCATGCGTTCCAGTGCTTCGACTTCCTTCTGGAGAACGGGCACTTCAAGAATCGCCTGCTGGCGGATCAGGGCTTCCCGGCACGTGTCCATGCGTTCGTTCAACGATTCCAGCGATTCGGATTCGTAGACGTAACCACTGATCGACACGGACGCACCGTTAGGCGCGGGCAGGTTGATCTGGAAATTACCGAGAACTGCGGTCTGTTCGCTCACTTTGGTTCCTCTTATCGACGGCGGTCGCCACCGCGCAGCACGCGGTCTTGCGCCACCTTGTAGGCGTTTTCATTCGCCCCGTTGATGTTGTTCTCGTGATCCCACGTGCGGGCCACGATTTCCTTGACACTGCGCAGAACGTCCGTGGTGAACTCGTACGTCGTGCCGTGGACATACTGCTGTCCGTTCAGGCGGATATCGATACCCCCGCACGGTGCCAGGTCGATACGATACCACCACATATCCACGCCGTCCGACGTCTTGCGCGAGAAGCGCTCAGTGACGTTGGTCGTGAACATGGACGATTGGGCCTGCGCCGACAGACGGGCAGACTCTTCCTCCGCGATCAGCCGGCCAGCGGTCGATTTTTCCAGTTCGGCTTCAAGAGCCTTGATTCGGGCCTTGAGCTGTTCCGGAGTCTCGACAGCAGCCGGCAGATCGTTTTCGAGGTTTTCGTCTCCGCCTTCCGGCGGAGTGTTAGGCGTGCGCGGGGGCATTTATGCTCCTGATTACGGGGTTGTCACAGTACCGGCAGTATACCCCGGCGTGAAGGCCGAACCGGCTTCGACGCGCGCGAGGAACGCCTGATTCAGGATGATCGAGCCGTAGAACACCTTCCACGACACGACACGCGTCTGATTCAGCGGGTCCGACTTGTCAGCACCCGTCAGGTAATGGAATTCCGGGTTTTCGAGCAACACCTGACCGTACGAGTGGTTGCCGATAAAGATCGTCGGGAACACGCTGACGCCCGTTGCCGGTGCTGCCGGCGGTGTTTGCGCGACGCCGATACCCGTCAGCGTGACCGTCTGGTTAGGCGCGAGCTGCGTAGCCTGACCGGCCAGCGGGCCCGTGACCGGGACGCCGTTACCGATTGCCGTTGCCAGATTGCCAGGTGTGGCCGACGTGCCGATGTACACGTTGAACACGTAGTTCGGCACGTTCGGGATCACGACCGAAATCGAGCCCGTAGGGCCTGTAACGCTGATCGCGTTCGACACCTGGTAAATGATCTGTTCGACCGACGTTTGCGCGGGCGATGCCGTCACAATGATCTGGTAACCGGCGTTCGTGGCCAGCGTGCCGCCCGAAGCCGACGCCGTACCCTGAATGGCGGCTGCGCCCGTCCAGTAGGGCATCATGTTCGATTCAACGAAGCGCGCGCCGTTGAACGGGCCCAGTTCGTTGTTGTACAGGCGGTTCACGTCGCTGTACGACCACGCGTTCACAACCGTGGTGTTCTCGCGCATGTCTTGCGCCGACAGCGGATGGATCAGCGCAACGTAATGCTGCATGACAGCCGGCGACTTCGACGGATCGCGATACGCGCCCGCTTCGATCATCATGTCTTCGCGTTCGTCGCCCATGAAGCGCGGGACGCCATACGTGAGGAACGAACCAACGATGCGGTTCGTCTCGTGCGGGGTCATCACGTCGGTTGCGAGCAGGTTCGCGCGCGATGCCTTGCCGTTCGCGTAGTTCACCTGCGTGGTCGCCAGAAGCGTGTTGAACGTGTTGCGTTCCAGCGTTTCCGGCAGTTGCAGGCCAACCAGTTCGCAGGCTTGCTGGAACAGCGGATGCTTGATGGTCAGGTTCGCCACGTCCGTGATAATCACGCGGTCGCCCCATTGCTGCGCGGTCGCGCTGACCTGTTGCAGCGTCATCGCTTCGCCGGGGGGCGCAACGCCTTCCTGCAATGGCGCGAACGGCAGCGGCAGACGCTGGTAGCGCGAAGCCGTGTACGTCGTACCGCGATTCGTGTCCAGCTTCAGCGGTTTGCCGAACTGGTACGCGACCAGCTGGCGGCGCGCGAGCGGCTCGACTTCTTCCTGAATGTACGCTTCAACGTCCGCCGTAAAGCTGGTGGACTGGTTGGTAACGCCCGGGAACAGCGAGGCCCACAAGAGGCCCAGTTTCTTGAGGTATTTCATGGTTTCCTCTTCGTGGTTAAATGTTCTGATTCTCAAGACGCGCGCGAAGCTTGTCTTTGTCCGAACGCCCTGAACGGGCAGGCACATCGCTGCGCACGCCCGCCGTCTTGCCCCGGTTGACTGCCGGCGCGGAACTGGTTTTAGGCTTTGCCTTAAGCTTGCCTTCAGCAATGTCCTTACCGAGCATCCAGTAGTACACGTCTTCGCGCGAAGCCTGCTGCCCGCGCGAACGCGCCTTCTGCACTTCTTCCTCCACGCGCTCCGTGTACTTCGCGCGGCGCGGTTCGCTCGCGATCTTCGATTCGAAGCGCGTACGGTCCGACATGTCTTGCGCCTGGAACATCGCCTGTTGCGCCTGGCGTTGCGTGTCGCGCAGTGTGCGGTTCGCCTGAATCTGCCAGCGTTCCATCTCCGACGTGTCCGGATTGCGCAGACGTTCTTCTTCGCGCTGATGCTCCGGGTCTACTGTGGGCTGACTCGAAAGCCGCGCCTCAGCAGCGAGGCGCCCCCGGCGCTCGACTTCAGCCTCCAGGCGAGCCAGACGCTCAGCAGAATCATCACGGCGCGAGGTCTGCCGGACAGGAGGATCGTCAGGCAGGTCATCAGCAGGCAGATCCAGATCATCATCGCTATCGGGATCAGATGCAGGCAGGTCATCAGGAAGGGGATCATCGTCCGTTTCTCCGTCAATCCCCGGAAAAAGAAGGCCTAAGAGTTTTTTAAGCAGCTTGTTCACTTGGGTTCCTTACAGCAGCGTGAAGCCGCCGACATTCTGGATAGTCGCCGTGGGCGTCGCCGCGTTGGTGATTGTGACGATAAAGTCACGTGCGGTAGCCGTGGCAATCGTCATCGTGCCGCTCAGCGTCCAGCCTGCGGCGGTCGTGACCGTCACGGTTTGGCCCGTGCTATTCAGAATACGAAGGCCGACCGAAGAACCCGTAACGCCTTGCTGGGGCGTCAGCGTGGTGAGAAGAACAGCGACCGTAGGAAGTGTCAGCGCAACGCCGGCACCAGCCGCGCCCGTGAGAGATAGGACAGTCTCTTCCGCGCCCATGATCTGCGATTGCGTCGCCGTGAAGCTGGCTGTGTTAGTCGCAGTGTTGAATACCGTCGCCTGCCATGGGTTTTGCGACAGGATCGCGTTGATCAGACTGATCTGGTCGGGCATCGAACCGTTGTCCGCGATTACGGGCACCTGGCCCTGGATCGACGGAAAGAGCGCGCCGATCAGGGCGCCGATACGGGTTTTCTTCATGGTAATCCCCTGATTAGGCTTTCGCCGGTTGTATAGCATTTATTGCAAAAAGTCAACGTACGCGTCGAGCGCGGATAAACCCATCCGCCGTCAAGGTACTCACCGCAAAAGTTGCGTCTCCGATCAGGAAAACAGTCGTTGTTGACGCCAGGCTAAAACGGGTTACCGGGGAAGATATAGCTTCCGCCGTTCCCGCCCCCGCAGGAATCTGCACCGAAAACTGTGTGAATGAACCTAAAGGCCCGAATGTGGCTGAGGTTGAACTAACCCCTGAAAGAAACCCGCTCATCGTCGTACTTGCCGAGGGGTTGTAACGCACGACCCCTGATACGTCCCAATCGCCTGCCGTCAGGCTGATGGATGCAATGTTCGTGACGGCACCGCTGCTTAGCGAAACGCCGGACGCCGTAGCCGTGACATACTCGCCCACGCTGCCCGCGTTCGCGTTATCGTTCGTCGTCGTCCCGACGATACCGGCGGTGCTCGACGGCGTAAAAGTTCCCGTGCTGCTAAGTGTCGTGAACGCTCCAGTACTCGCCGTCGTGTTGCCGATGGGTCCCGGCGTAGCGAAGCGCGCCGTGAATCCCGCGCCGCTAACCGCGCCGCTCGCTGCCAGGGTTGTGAAACTGCCCGTGCTAGGCGTCGTTGCGCCTACGGGAGTGTTGTTGATCGAACCGCCGGTGATCGTCGGGTTGTTCCCGAAAGCAGGGTCCGCGCCGGTCACGCCGAGCAGTACCTGACCGGTTGTTCCGGTTACGAAATTCGGTGCGCTGGAGCCCTCGCCTATAACCACCCCGTGCGCCGTCAAGGCGTTAAGCCCGGTCCCGCCGCTCGTCACGGCTACGGGAGTCGTGGCTGTGAGCGTCGTGAAAGCGCCCGTTGACGGCGTAGTTGCGCCGACCGTCGCTCCGTTGATTGTGCCGCTCGCGATATGCGAACCGGTAACAGTCGGGTTCGGATACGTGCCAGATAGATCGCCGCCCGCCGGCCCGCTAGGCGGTTCCGGCGTACCAACGATAGTGTTTAGCGCAATCGTTGTCTGCTGCGCAAGCGAGTTGATAGCGGCCTGCACTTCTTCAGGCGGCACATCGGTGCCCGCGCTGCGCACGGGGTAGGGAATAATCCGGAATGTGTCAGCCATGGAGTGCCCTTAACCGTTTGCTTATCGATGGGCGTCCGCCGGGGCAGTGCATCAGCAGGTACGTTACCAGGCCGGGCCCGTAACCGCATGCCTTCGCGTACTGGTCTGCCTCCAGTTCCTGCGCTTCGCACATCGCGAAAAACTTCTCAGTCTGAAAGAACGCGCGCAGCGTCAGGAACCACAGAATCCTGGTGCGCACGTGCTTGTGATGCAGATGTCCGCGCTCGTGCGCCAGAATCGCGTTCTGCTCAAAGCGCGACAGAACGTCGAACTGGTCGCCCGTCTGTATTGTGCCCCACGGCGTCACGCGTGCGCAGAAGTCTTTCATGCCGCCCCCAGGCATTCAAGTACGATTCGCAACGCATACACGCCGCCGGTTACCGTACCTGTCGCCGTGGTGCTCAGAGTAACTGGCGTTGAGGCGGCGCAGTAGAAATTGAATGTCGCGCTTGTTTCGTTGCCGGCTGTCGTCAGCGGCATACCGGTAGCGAAGCTGTTCGGATCGGAATGGTTTATTCCGTTGTCATTGACTAGCAGAATGGTGTAACTGCCCGTGGCGCCTGCGTTGGCCGTCGTAACAATCTCACTGATCGTCGCACGGTAAAGCCCCGCAACGGGCGCCGTATAGATCGCGGTCGGGGAGATTGCGCCCGCCTGCCCGGTCAGAACCGTTGTCGAAACAATGCCCGTCTTCGTAGCTGACAGGGTATTCACTGCTGAATTAGCCTGATTCGACAACGTAAGCAAGGCTCGTCGCAGACTTTCCGCGTCGTTCATGCCGCCCAATATCTGGAAGACGGGGAGCGCGAGTTGAAATTGATCAGCCATTATCGCGGCCCCATCTGCGGGTCCTGCACCTGATCCGGATGGACTGCGCCGGGAGGCGACTGCGGACGCGGCTGGCCCGGCTGCGCGCCGGGTCGCGGTGTACCGGCCACGCCGGGGCCCGCGCCGCCGGGTACGCCCGGCTGGCCCTGCGGTGCGCCGAGTTGCTTCTGCATCTTCTGGTTCATGGCCTGCTGATGCGCCTGAATGTGCGCGCGGAACAGGCCGTGCGGATCGCCCGTCAACGTCGCGCCCTGCATGTGCTCCGCGATGTGTCGCTGGTCGTCGTCCGCCGGATGCACTTCGGCAGGCAAGCCGTTGTGCATCATGAGATTCTCGTCCGAGGGCTCGACGTGGAACAGATTGCGTTCATCGATCAAGATGCGCGGGCCGACTTCCGGACCAAAGATCTGTTCCGTGCCCATTTCCAGAATGGGGCCCACGTTCAGACGACGCCCGTCCAGTTGTTGTGGCGGGATGCCTCGCAAGACGTTCATCCACGAAATCATCTGTTGCATGCGCTGCATGCCCGTCTGGTAGGCCGTGCCGCACCAACGGAAGAAGTATCGCTCGTTGAACGCCTGCACGGGAATCTCTTCCTGCTTCGCGCGCGCGCCAACTTCGCCCATCGTGACTACAGTCAGTTCCTTCGTGCGGAACTGTCGGTCAAGTTCGAACATACGTTCGAGCAAGGGGTTCAGGATGCAGCCCTCGTACCGCTTTGCGTGGTCGATGATGTTCGACTGCTGTTCCTGCGCCTGAGCTGCGGCCTGCGCCTGATTCTTCCGGCCCGCCGGCATCTTGCCGAGCATGGCATCGTTGACTTCCATGCTCTCGTTGATTTGTGCCTTGATCGCCTGGCAGAGCGCCACGGCGTCCTTGTAGATCGCCGGGAACTGCGCAAACTGCGTCTTCTGCGGATCGGTCAGCCACACGGCGGCCAGGCCCATCACCATTGACTGGTAATTGGGATTGGCTAACGGATCAGTCATCACGATAGGCAGAAGCGCATATTGCGCGCTGTCCTGCCCCATGTTCCAATAGTCGTTCAGGTTCCATTGCAGGTACTTGACCGGCTCGACGCGCGAGGTCCCGTAAATCGTGCCTTGAATCCGTTCGACGGGCGCTGTAATGATCGGGCGCTTCTTCGACCAGAACGGGTTCCGGATGATGCCAAGAATGACTTCCGGGCCGGCGTAGTAGACGAAGCACGGTTCCTTGCCGCGCCCATCTT